GTTTTTTACTGCATGAAATGAAAAAACAGAAACATCGGTTAATGACCCAGCTCTTTTTCCATTGTACAAAGCTCCAAAAGAATGTGCTGAATCTGAAAGAACCAAAATTCTACCTAACATTTCTTGTTCTTTCGTTACCGCTTTGAAAATTTCTTTTTTAGCAACAACCAAGTTATTTATTTCATTGTAATCACAAGGATAACCTCCAAAATCAACTGGCATTATCACTTTTGTGTTAACTGTTATTGCTTTTTCAATTTCTTTGTATGAAATATTAAAATCGTGCGCATTAACATCAACAAAAATAGGTTTTGCCCCACAATGCATTACTACATTTGCTGTTGCTGAATAAGTATAAGCCGGTAAAATAACTTCATCTCCTTCCCCAACACCAAACCATCTTAAAATTGTTTCCAAACCTGCAGTTGCGCTATTTAAACACAATGTAGCTTGATTACCACAATATTCTGTAATTTCTTTCTCAAAAGCTTTCGTTCTTGGTCCTGTTGTAATCCAACCAGATTGCAACACTTTAACAACTTCATCAATTGCCTTTTTTATTTCATCGGTATTATATACTCTCTTTTTAGATGGAGCATATACAAATCCACCTTTAGCATCATTTACTGATGTTTCGAAGTATGGCGATTTTTTATCCCTAGCAGCAAAAGAACCACTATCCTGTAAAGATTTTTTAATTAATTCAAATTCCATTACTTAACTATAAAGGTTAAATCATCCTCAATAAATTCACTTATTCCATTTCTAACTATCTTAAATAATAATCTATAAATTCTATTCTTAGGAAAATTAGAAGTATCTAAATTAATATAGTTACCATTTGAATCACAACTGATTTTTGTGTAATCCGAAAAGTTTATTATATTAACTTTTGTTATTTCATCTCTAACTGCATAATATGAAGTTTGAGGTAAATACTTAATATCGTTATATGAGAAAGAGTTTGTAAAAGTTTTAGTTGGATACAAACCTCTTCCTATTATTTTTATCTTAACTCTATTACCCTCTGTGTAATTATCCCTTAATTCCTTACTTCTAACTATGATTTGAGAATCGGTTAAGGCAGTAAGTGAACCCGTTATAAATTCTGAATCGTCCCATCCTAATTTAAGAAGGGGTTGGAATATAGTGTTTGTTTCTTTGGAGTAATATTTTAATACACCATAATCTAATGAACTACTTTCAGCGGATGATGTGTGTGATAATCTGATTCCATAATTAGCTGAACCTGTCCAATAATCATATATTGATTTAACATCCATGTTTAAATCGGAATCAAAATATGTAAATGATTGAACTGATTCTATTGTATAATCTACGCCACTTTGATTGGTCCAATTTATACCATCCGTATTAATATTTTCAGGCCACGTTCCTCTACCCATATCCCAACTTTCCGTTACAGGATATCCATACACCGAATAACTAACTGCCAATTCTTCAGGTTGAGTAAGTTTTAAATTTAATGTAGCCGATGAAGCGGTTACATATGATGGAACATTTTCTATATCAAAATTAATAAATGTTCTAGCGTTATCTCTTTCCGCAAAGCGTGAGTAATGTTTAGATATAGTTAGTATCTCATCTAAACCTGTGTTTTTATTCACATATAAACTATAAACAGATGCATCCTTTGATGCCGTTACAAAATATATCATTATATCGCTTTACCTTTAATGTCTTTATCAGGAAACTTAACTTCAAAGACAGATGGGTCTAACGATGGATAGATAATCTTATTCTTTGTTGCAGCTTTTATATCGTAACTATTTCTAGCATATAGCCCACCACATTTATTAACTATCTCTACACTTTGAACAGATGCAACACCTTCTACCATAGCAAGTGTTAATTCTATATCGGAAAGGTTAATCGGTTGGTTAAACTGCCAGTTATTTACATCAAAGAATGATTTTAACTCATTTATACAAGTTAAAACAATCTCTCTTTGATTAAAGTTTTTATATGTAGTTATCTCAAAGTTAACACCGATATTAATAATAAATCCATCTATTATATTAATACCGTCGGTTAACATTCTATACTCATTTATATAGGTCTTTAAATTCTCTTTAACTGCTCTATTAAGATTAGTTAAATTTCCATTAGAATCATATCCTAATGTATATAAGTTAATTGCAAATGGATTTACTAATTCAGTATTCTGAGTTGTTTTCTGAACAAAACTTCTTACAATATCCTTAATTTCAGTAGTTGATGGTAGATTACCTCCTTGAGAAATTGCGTATGTTGAAATAGTTTTAACGATATTAGTAAACTCATCCAAATTATCAGTTGAGTTCAAAATACTTTCAGGTGAATTAGAATTTAGTGAATTATCACCTATAGCAAATACTTTAGCAATAGAACCAAACTTAGAAGGCATTGCCAATGCTCTAACTTGATAATCCTTTGCGGTTACTGCTCTATTCTGTGCTGCAAAATTAGCTAATGCACTTTCTCTAATTTCTTCAATAGTATCAACTCCTCTACCACCTTTTGCAGGTATTTCATTTTCTACGGCTACTGAATTTTTTACAAATGTTAATATCGTTTCATCCAAATCAGATGTAGTAACTGAACTATCATCGAATACAATTCTATTTATAGAAGTTAAATCTCCTTGTGAAACGTTTGAACTAATTCCACCTCCTATTAAATAATTAACAGTTATAGTTGTATTAGCCGGAGCCTGTCCGTATGTTTTTGTTTTAAGAAAATTAGTTGGGTCGTATGATTCACCCATTCTATCTATAGAACTATTTAATCCTAATCCTACATTTTTTATATTAGGTATAATCAATTCATCCGATAAAGAACTATCACCACCACCAAAATTAATCGATGTAGTAAAATCATCGTTTACCTTACTCGTAAATCTTCTACTTGTCTTTAATAGTTTAAGTAGATATGGAACAGTATCTCTAAATTGATACAAATCAGGGTCATTCTGCTCTACATTAGGATAATCAATATATATTGTTTCCTGTGCCAAATATGGAACTTCATACCACTTATTACCATCGTCGTCTGTTACGGATTCGATAGAAATTACGTTTGTATCCTCTAACATAATAGAAGAAAATGCTTCAGCTGAACCGAATGTTTTTGTAACAGTAGTTTCGGTAGCGGATATCGCTTGTATTTGTTTCTTTATTAAAAAATAATCTGGATTATTCGTTAACTCATTTACACTATATACACTTATTTCTCTATCTGTAGGGTCATTAAAATCTAAGTTTTCAACGGTTCTAAAAGTTATATCTCCGTTTGAAGTTGATTTAACGGTCAATCCAGAATTTATTCTTAACAAATATCTAGTATCAACTTGTCCTGCTGCATCGGATTTACATAATTGATAAACCGATAACGTAGTTACTGCGGGAGCAGTTGATTTAGGTTTATATCCCAATAGGTTAGCTAATGCAAATACATTCTTCTCTTCACCGGCATATTGTATCAAACTTTCCTTTAATGAAGAATCGGTATAATATCCTAATACATCACCTATATACGATGCCATTTCTATGAACATCATACCAGGTGAAGTTTCATTAAAATCGTTATAGGTATTAGGGAAATACGTTTTAGAATACTCGATTAGATTTTTTCTAAATGCTTCGAAATCCTTACCTAAATAGGATATATCCCTACTATTTTTACCTATATTCTTATTTGTTACTTTGAATGCCATTATTGGATTACATTAAATGTTACTGTCTCTAAATTTTGTTGTCCCGAAACTCTAAACTTAAGTGTAACAGTAAAGAAATAAGTATCTCTACTTGTGTTTGATTGGTCTACCACTATATCCTCAATTGATACATATGGCATCCATTTTTGAACAGCATCTTGTATAGAATCTTCTATTTCACTTTCCAAATCATCTGTATTTGATGAAAAAAGTGCATCATATAGAGTTGTTCCAAAATCCGGTTGCATAATTCTCTCACCTTTTCTTGTTAAGATAAGATTCTTAATATTAGATTTAACCTGCTCCGAAGTTTGATAAGATTGAGCAAAGAATCCTCCGTTCCCTCTTTGAATTGGGAGAGTTATTCCTATTGCTACCCTATCCTTTTCAGGTAGGTCTTTTACTAACTTAGGGCCGGTTATGATTGCCATTATCTATTTTTATCTTTACTTGCCGCCAAAACCTTAGCACTTCTTGCTATCGCTTTATCTAATATATCATTTCCGGTACTAATTGGAGTAGATGGATTAGCATATTGTTGTTGCATTCCCATCTGTGGATTTCCATATCCAATCATTTCAGGTGTTATTGTTCCATAATCACCATCTGTTCTAGAAAAGTTAGGTCTTACCATTGTTTCGTTTAAAACCTGGTTTAATAGAGGATTTCTAGATAATGTCTTTTCTTCTCTATCTCTGTTAAGAATTTTGTCAGCTAAATCGAACGGGTCAGCACTTTCCTCTACTAGGTTTTTAAGACTAGATGTGGTTGATTTTAGAGAAGGTTGTGATTTCTTAACCTCTGCTAATACCTCTTTTCTAATCTCCTCCTTAATAAGAGAAATTTCTTTTTTTACTTCCTCCTGAACGATTATTTGAATTGCTTTAAATAGTTTGTTCGTGTCCATACATTGTTTGTTGTTTATATAAATATATTAATTCAATAATATCCAATTTACCCTCCAGTAGTTGCTCCTGACTGTGGTTTCGTAGTACTAGCTAAAAGGTCTGTGTTTCTAGCACTTAATTGTGTCGCATAAGCATTAGCTTTGCGTAATGCGGTTGTTGTTAAGAATCCTGTTCCAGCTTTATCGATTATACGCCCTGCAACAATACTTGTTACCAAATGGGTAGCGTTTTCTTGAGTTATATCTTTTGGGTCTAACTTCATATTCTTAGAAAAATTACCCAAACTTCTATTAACGAACCATGCAGTTGCTTCAGCTGCCGCGGTTGGGTTATTTAATAAATCTGGATTTTTAACTAATCTATCATCACCATATAATGCCTTGGATACTGCAGTATAGTTCGCCCTTCCCGTAATTTGAATAAATCCTCTTCCTCTAAATTTGTAGCCATCTCCAGGTTGTGTATTACCCAATGAGTTTCCAGGTGTACCATAAACGTAATTAGCAAACGCTTGAGGAGAAGTTTGTATTTGTGCTAATTCTGCATCGGATAATCTGCTAATTCTAGCACCAAAAATTTCTTGAAGCCTTTCTCTACTATTTTTGGTGTAGTTAACATTTTCAACTATTACTCTACCACCAGTTTCTTTAAGAGCGTTTGCTTGCATTGCTATAATCATCTGAGGGTTAGTAATACCAAATTTAATAGCTGCTTTACGAATTTCCTCTAAGTTAGCATCTTGACTACCACCATAAGCTGCTCCAAGATTACCATCGGCGCCACCATCTGCTTTATTTGCATTCATTAGAAACTCTTCTATACTCGTAAACCCACCCAATGATTGTAATAAATTTTTTAGTTCTATTTCATTATTTTCAATTATCTTAGATGCATCAATAGTATATCCAACCCAGGGAACAATTCCAGGACCAGTGGTTGCAGTTGGAGCGAATCCGTATATAGCCATTACATTATACACACCGCTGAGTGTTTTAAAATGTGCTTCAGCAGCATTTATAAAATTTTCTATAAATGGTGTAACCGTGCTTTCCGGTCGTATTAATTCAACTGGTAGGGGTATTTTTTGTCCAGGATTAAGACATAGAACACTTACGGTTGATTGATTTATCGTAGCCCCTTCTGCTTTAGGTATATAACATGGCTTTATTATTTGTAACGTAGAGCCCCCCCAATATAGTTGAAACCCAGTAGTAAATAATTCAAATAGAGGTAATTGTTCCGCACTTCGAAGTTGTAAATCAAATACATTTTTGATTACATTTTCCAAAGCGGTTACATTCCCTGTCAATACTGGATTTCCAACTGTTAAATCCCCCGCAGGTGGAGTTTTAACGGCCATATCATACGCATTAGCCATTACCTTAGCCAAATCATCGGAATCGGCGGGTAACAACTCCATAATTGTTTTAACTTGTTGTCTAAATGTATCCCATCCTGGCATATTAGTAAGTATTAAGGTGTAGGTGGCTTACCGGTTGATATACTAACCGCTTTAGAAAGAAGTCTGCTTTCCAAATTCTTTTTTAGTTCTTTAAATTCATCCCTCGTTCCTTGCTTCATACCACTAACAGGTCCAGCGGGAGTAAGTAATCCAGAATCTGCTAAGTTTATGATAGCAGTTATCAATTCATCCAATACATCACATAAATTATCCCCATTTACTGCTGGTTGTGTATTGGTATTACCTATAAGAATAGTTCCATTATCACCGTTATATATAGTAAATTTCTTATCCGGAGATTGTATATCAATATTTCCTCTTGAATTTATATTAACACCTAAATTTGTATCTACGGAAAATATACCATCTGTAATTACCCCATAGTGATTCTTAGACCAGAATATCATCTCGTCAACTCTAGATGAAAATACCAATCTATCTGATGTGATTAGTATTTGATTTCCTTTTAAGGTAGCAGGATATGCTTCAAACGCATCTGCTTTTTCGGTAAGAATAGGGTTAGGAATTAAACCTTTAGCAGGATTCATTTTAAAATTAGTTCCTACTAATGGTTTTGGTGAACCAGGAATAAAATCAGATTTGTATTTACCACTTGTTATTGCGATAGTAGAGCCATCTTTGTTTACATCCTCCTCTATATCACTTCCAGCAAATAATCCTCCTAATAACCCTGCTTCTGCTTGCTTATTTCTTATTATAATTGTAGGGGAAAAACTATTACCACTATTATTATAACCACTCATCCTGATTGATTGTCCAAAACGAGATTGTATTATAGTATCGCCCTCATATATCTTTAACCTTTTAATTTTTTCATTTGACTTAAAATATCCTCCTGGATTTAAAGCACTAGCTATACCAGTATTAGAGGATAACGCCATTGTTTTGAAATCTTTTATGGCTTGACTAGGATTTAATACATTACCCAACGAATTAGCTCCAGCTTGCTTAGTATTGGAATTATTTATAGTAACATTGAAATTATATCTTCTATAATATGGTACTACAGAATCTCCAAAACATTCAACTATTTCGTTTTGCAGTGGTACATTTAAGAACATCTCATCTAATGGATATACTAAAAGAGGTTGCTGTGCACTTGTAGAAATTGGTTTAACTAAACATACACCAGGTGCAATAGGGTTACCACTTTGGTCGGTATCCGAGTCTAAATAAACTTTTTCTACTTTAGCTAAGTATGTCGTACTCTTTTTTGGGTTAACCCTATCAGATGTTGTGTTAGGGTGAAACCCTGAGACCGTTCTTAAAAAATCACTCATTATTTTTTAGTTTGCTCTAATTTCCTTTGGATTTCTTCCAATTCATATTCAATATCATCTACTTTATCCATAGTTTTTGCTTGAACATCTTTTGAAATCTTCTCCAATTCACCTAATAACTCTTCTTTTTCTTTGTCGGATAATAATCCTCCATCATTAGTTCCTTTATATTCCATAGCAACGAATCTTTGTCCAATTGTTGCTAATCTAATTAGGATATCATCATTCTCTA